TGAAGTTAAAGCTGAATAAGCCATGGACTGAGAAGATCCATCTGCTTTTAATATTTCAGTAGATTGTCCACCTTGTTTTATAAACTCAGATGCCTTTAACTTAGCGTTGGGTGTTGTGGTGCCATCTAAAGAATTCTTATTAAAATAATAAGTATCAGAATCAAATCTAACAAAATCATATGTGGTTGCACTAGGGAAATTTGATATTGAATTAAATATTAATTTATCAGAAACAAAAGAGTTATCAGTTTTTGTTATTTTACTTACGTAATCTGAGTTTGCATCACTAGCAGTTTTGTATGTATTAGAATCTACAGATCCATCTGCTTTTAAAAACTGAGAAGAAGTTCCTCCATTTTTTATAAAAGACACGGCATTTAGTTTTGCATTTGATACTGTGGCAGAAGATAAGGAATTCTTATTAAAGTAATAAGTATCAGAATCGAATCTAATAAAGTCATAAGTATCTTCTGCTGGAAAATTGCTTATCCTTGTAAATATAAGCTTATCTGATACGAATGAATTACTACCTAAAGAGTCTTTCCTTACATATTTCGAATTGGCGGTAGCTGTTGATATTCCTCCTAATCCTTCTAGCGTGTATTCTGGTATATTTAGAATATTTGAAATCAAAGTTGCAGCACCACTACTTCCTGTATTTGTCAAAGATGTTATTCTATTGGAGTAAGCTGAATCCCAACTTGTCTGTTTACTATTTAAAGGTATGGAATAACCCGTAGTGAAAGATATGTCCAAAACTCCACTTCCGGTTATTGGACTACCAGAAGCTGTAAGACCCGTTGGAACAGATATTCCAACGCTTGTTACGGTTCCGTCATTATTGGTATAATTATGAGTGTGAGTGGTAATAAGTCCAGTCAACACAGCCTCCACTCCAGATTTAGTTAACACATAGTCGTTGTACAGTGTATCAAAATATGATTTTAAGTTTGACTTAAGGAGAGCGTAAGATATCTTTTTAAGCGAGTTTGAATCCTCAGAATCAACCATTCCAAATAAATCTAAATTGACTAAAGCGTTAGATTTATATGCAGCAGCGTATATATTTGCCGCAATATCAGCTAATGAGTCAACTTCGGATTTTGTGTAAGCGTCGGTTATTCCATATCCAGAAATGGTGCTAGGATTTGTACCAGCGGTTATGTGTCCTTTAGAGTCTACGGTAACAGACTTATAAGTAGATGGACTTACCGTAGAGTTATTATGAGATATGGTATGTGTAGATCCGCTAGAAACTACACTTATTGGCGATGTTCCAGCTATGGTTTGAGCTGTTGGGTTTAGTCCATTTATGGATATTATACCAGTTCCCGGCACTCCTCCCCCTGTTTTTGAACTCCATGAAAGATTACCTAATCCATCTGTTGTAAGGACATAATTACTAGATCCATCAGCTCCGGGAAATGTATAGGTAACGCCATTTAAAGTCAAGGTTCCAGAAACCTTGAAAGTTCCATTTATGTCTAAATTTGCTGAAGGTGTTTGGGTGTTTATACCAACCAAACTTCCAGTAGGATTTATTACTACAACTCCATTGCCAAAATAATATTTTCCGTCGGTATCTGAATATACTGCTATTATTTGATCAGAATCTAAAAACAAACCCTCATAATCAATCGTTGCAAGTTGATTGTATCCTAACATTAAGCTGTTTGGAGAATTGTGCAGAAATACATTTCCATAAGTCTCAATAGCGTTATCTTGACTTCCCGGATTTGAAAAAATATCAACAGAACCTTCAAGTAGTGTTGTTTTATATTTGTTAGCGGAAACCCTTAATAAAGAAATTATAGCTATTTGACTTTCCATTAAAAAAGCCTTACCTAATATAGAAATATCGTTACCTAAATAATCAGTCTCTATTGATATATATCCAGATACATCTGTATCTTCAAATTTAACTATCTTTCCTGCATTAGATTTTACTAAAAGTGGATATGCTTCTAAAAAGTCATTTACAGCGAATTGACTTCCAATCCCAACCAATCCAGAAGAGTAGTAAAGGTTATTTGTGCTTTTTAGCCAAGCGTAAGTGTCTGTATAATCCTTAACCGCCTGCCAGTCTGGTATCCATCTTGGATTTGATACGTTCAAGCTGGCTAGATCAGATAAATAATGAAGCCCCAAAAAAGCAGCATATCCGGCACCAGAAACAGTTACTCTATCTACTGAAGTTGACAATCTTGCTATACTAACTGTAGATGAAGTTCCTCCGTCATGATATTGCAAACTGTTGTTTCCTAATTGAGAGTAATCTCCGGTTGATGCATCTTTAACTCTTACACTTAAAGCCCCAATGCTTGTTTCTGCATTATCAAGTAAGCTTATTAATTTTAGTAAATATATGCCATCAGTATCTATAATTGCATCTTTAGAAAAAACACCCCCTATATCTACTGCTGTTCCATTAGCAGTAGAACCTTCACCGTCTGTCAACTCAAAAGCTACAGGAGCGTCAGAAAGCTCTGAATACAAAACATTATGAGGGTTTCCTGAAATTAAATTAGAGTGATCATAAGCCTCTTTTCCCCTATCACCCCTATAAGCTGTAGATGATGTTTCTCCAAGCTCTAGAGAACTTACTAATATTTCCCAATTTCCAGAAATGTAAAATTCTATTGAATAGCTTCCTGAAGATCCTATTAAGTATAGTTGATTTTCAACGGGGCTAGAAGGTCTGGAATCTACTATAGATATTCCAGAATATTTAGCAGCCTTACTTCCATTGCCTACATATATATCTGGAGAGTCTGAAGCGAAATATATAGTACCACTGGCAGAACTTTCTAAATCTTCTATTTGAGATTTAGTTTTAGATATAACTACATTTAATCTACTTCCCTCTATTGCCATGTAATATCGTTTTCTACTGCCCTAACAGTAATATTATTATTAACCCTAGTGTTTATTGACGATTTATTTGATACTGAATTAAAATTAACCTGACTTGTTTCTGTTTTTCTAAACTCTTCTTTTAAACTCTTTGCCTTTATGTTTGATAATTTACCTTCATATTTTGGTAATAAATCCCCATAACTTATGGTCATGTTTTGTATTGTGAAATAATTAGCAACACCTAAATCGTCATCTTCTATTTTTACTCTTTTACCCGAATCAAAATCATCACCAATATCGTTTATTTCTATAAATTTCTCGTCAAATTTGGGGATATATGATATTTTAGAAGACCACTCATCCGTAAAAGTTTCGGAAGCTCTTAAAGATAATTTGTTTTCAGCGTTGGTTATATAGCTATCTGGCATTCTAATTCCAAGAAGAACAAACCTGTCTCCAGCCCTTACGGTTGCTACATCATCCGGTAATATATTATTGTCGGCTTGATTTTTAAGTAGTCTTATGGTGTATCCGCTTCCATTATTTAAGACTTCAACAATCTCAAATTCATAACCCCCCAAATAAGTAGGACTAGCGTCTGCGTTTGATCCTTTTATAGATACTCTAGCTGTCTCTGCTGTAAGGTATTCATTTATATCGAAACCTAAATCTAAAACGTTTATTGTAAAGTAGTCGGATTCTAAATCAATAGGCTCTACAGATACGATTTCATCGATCCTTCCCGATCCTAAATCAATCTCTTCTATAGATGGATATATATCATCAAAAGTTTGAGACCCCTCTCTTATCCCATATTCAGATATAATTTCAGCAGGAGCATCAACGTAATCTATTCCAGTTGTAGCGAAGTTAGGAAGCATTAGTTGGGTAAAATACCTACCTTTTGCATTTTCATCTCTAAGATAGTATTGTGGTAGGTTTCTTCCAGAACCATAAGCCTTAAGCCTCGTTATAACCTTTTCTTCGGTTTCAAAAACCCTTTCCAATTCATACAATCCCTTATTTTTACCGTAGTAAAAAGTGGTGTCTATATTTAAACCAGAACCACCTATAGTGATTGAAGTTCCATTTATGAAATAATCCAACCCAAAAATATCATTACAAAACCTAAGTCCATCTATTAGATTGTTGTTATTTACTGAAACCTGCTTTTCTTCTAATATTACAGAAGAATTGACATTTACACTCCAAACTCCTGCACCTAAAAATCGATCTAAATTAGCCTGTATTCTTGCGGCCAACTCGTTTACGTTATTAAAAAAAGCAAATACCGGAGTCCCAGTGTAATATTGATTAGTGTCATCAGAAGTTACGTAGTCTTCAAAGTTTATAGCCTCCATTATTTTATAAGGAGCAAAAAATTCTAAATCATATTTTATAGCATTTCCTATATTTTCACCAGTTCTTGCGGATTTTAATTTTGGTGTTTTATTCCATATAGAAAACTTTTCTCCACGGTACATAACATAAGCTCCAATCTCAAAATCTAGGTTATCGGGAGAATAAACTGTTGCGTTTATTTTCTTTTCACCCATATGAGTAGAGTTGAATTTGAATTCTTTTATAGTGAAGAACTCTGTGTTATCTTTGTGGTAGACATCTAACATTAAGCAACAATAAAGAACAATGTAAAATATATTTTTTTTGGGCCTAAGAGCGCCGATGGGTGGCTATATGTAAAATCTAACCTACCCGGAGTTGTACTGTTATTTACAAAACAATAACTACCAGCCTCGTAAGTTAATGCTGGTTTTCCGTTATTTTTCATAGCTACTGAAGCTCCGAAATCTATAGTAAAATTTGAATATGCTTGAGAAACTGTATTATTTACAGTGACAGTGCATTCTACTACGTATATATTGTCATTATTTTGAGCCTCTAGGAAATCTAAAGAATCTATATTGGTAGTGCCAATTCCAGCTATTTTGGAACTATCCATAGGGCCACCACCCTGTCTATTTTTTTGTATCAAGAAAATAGAGTCATTAGCCCTCCACACATCGTAGTACAGAGTAGTTATACCTAATTTAGCCCCATCTACAGTTCCGCTTATTCCATAAAAAGAAACAGTTTGCGTATCCGGGTCTGATCTGCTTACAACTAATTTGCAAACCTGACCAGTAGGCACGTTCGATGGAGTTATAGTTACATTACCAGTGCAAGCTATCCTTATTTCAGTATAGCTAGAGAAATTTGCACTTACGCTTCCTGACTGCCCCGTTAATGTTTGGATATTGGAGGCTTTATCTACTTTTAGTAAAACATTAGTCTCTAGTGCTGATATTTCAGTATCATGGACATCTATCCTCCACCTTTCCGTAAGAACGTCTTGATAATTAGCTGCATTTTCAGAGTCATCAACAGTCCCGGTAATCATCGGCCTTACAGAGAATGTCTTAATATCCGTTATTGTTTCCTCTCCAGCTTTATGTAAAACCTCGTCGTCTTTAGCGCAACCTAATGCATCCATAAAAGCATCCCTTTCCGCTTGACTTATAGCAGCATCATCAGGCGTGTAAACTATAGTTGGTGTTCCAAAAGTGCCCATATTCTATATTTTTAAAATTAAATTCCAAATAAGTATGCTGGATTAGGAAATCCTCCTATTCCATATATTTTACCATTGCTAGAAACATAAGTTCCTATAAGTTTTGATGTTCTTTTTTCTAGTGAAACTCCACCATAAATAGATGGACATACTATAGCAAAACCACCATCTAGTCCTTTTATGTGTTGACCAGAAACTTCTAAAATTGAGGTTCCGTCAGAGAAATATATATCAGCCGTTCCGCTAGTCACTTCTGCAAATATACTAGAACTTCCTGAGTTGTCAAAGCCATAGCAAATTCCATTATAAGCGGTAAATGTCATACTCCACTGTATATAAGAACCTAAGTCTCTATATGACTCAGAATCAATATCGCTTTTATTATAATGCCCCCTAAATCCATTTTGTCTATAAGTATCAAAATAGTTTACAAAACCATTAGGTATAATATACTCTAAAAAAGATTTCATGATTGTGTTTACATCGGAAACTGTATTTTTTTGCAAAACGAATGTTATTTTTATTTCCTTTGATTTAAAAAACAGATTTGAGGGAATATAAACATCCTCCCCCTGTTCGTCTGGCCAAGATCTAGAAAAAAAAGATTTAGTATCTGGCGTTTCTGACATTCCAGAAACCTCTTTTACTGATATTCCATACTCAGAAAACAAATCCTTAGCTACATCAGTTCCTTTTTGTATATAATAATTTTTTACCATTTAAGCAACCTTTAATGATTTTGTTCCATTAGCAACCGAATCCAATAAATCAGCAACCCTAAGTGTATTCGAGTCTATAGAGGCTAATCTAGCTAACTGCTGAGATGCCATGGTTTGCGAAGTTCTCATTGATGCTAATATTTGCTCCATATATCCAGTATTTAGAATTACTTGGTATCTTATTGTATTTAAGTAAGCTGCTATTATATTTGCGGTATCTTCAGTTATTCCTTGAATACCACGACTCAATCCTTTAGCATCTTCTATTGTTTCCTCCCACAAATTTAAACCAAATTTTTTAAATTCATCCTGAAAAGCCGACAATCCATCTGTATATATTGAAATCGCATCCTCTATCTCTCCACTATCAAAAACTTTAGCCACATCTGTAGCTATATCTTCAGCCGTAGCGCCTTTTTTAACCTGACTCTCAAAATCTTCAACCAACTTGTCAAATACTGGCTTTAAAAACTGAGCCTGAAGTGATTTTTCCAGAATGCTTTCTATAACCTCTTCTACGCTTTCTCCCCAAGCTTCGGCAGCATCTGTTCCGTTGATAAAAGCATCCACTATGGAGTCAGACAAGCTGGTTCCTAATGTTCCTGTTAAGTTTTCAAGAACCTCTAATATCTGTTCTTCAGACTCCTCCATCAAGACGGCAATCTCTTGCCAATTATCTACAAGCTTTTTCGTTTCGTCATCGAGCTTACTGTATTCTGCTAATATTGCTGGATTTATTTCAAAAGTTTCTGGGTCGAATATTTGTCCAAATTTATCTGCAAGGCTAGAAAAAACAGGCTCCAACTCTGGAGTTAATACTGTTTTAGCGACACTGGCTATGCCTCCGAATATAGAAAACTCAAGGTTTCTAACCTCCTTAACTCCGGTTTGTATTTGACCACTATTAAGCTCTTTGCCCAACTCTCTTAGTCTGTTCTGAGCTTCTTTATAAGCATCAAAAGCTTTATTTGCCGATTTTAAAGGATCGTCTAGGTCAAAAATATCCTTATTTTGTTCTGCCGCTAATTTAGACTCTATACTAATAACAGAATAACTTTGAGCAACCTCTTTTATTATATCATTCCAATCTTCGGAAGCTTGCCTATTGGCTGCTATTTGAGAAGAGATATCCTTTATTTCGTTAGATATTAGATTAACTCCACTAGCAATGGCTCCTCCAATATCTTCAGTAGCCAAGCTTGCGGCACCTTTAGCTAATTCGCTTATCTGCTCTGAAGCAAAAATCAACCTCTCTGCGAACTTTTCTAATTCTGGCATATCTAAATCTTTCGCCATCTCAGACAAAGAGCCACCCAAATTTCCTACAGAGTCTGAAATTTCAGATACACCCTTTAATGTTCTTTGAATTTGCTCATCAGAGAATAATTCTTTCCAAGTAAATTTTACTTTTTCTAGCTCAGAATTCCAACTATCCGTTTTAGATACTATTTCTTTAAGAACAGCAAGCTGATCTTCAGTAAGACCATATGTTGTTTTTAGAAATTCATCACTAAAGTTTCCATCTTCCAATAATGTCAATACATCCTCAATCTGCTCTCCAACTAAACCTAAGTCTTCAGGAAGTTCAGGAGAAACCAACTCTATAGGTTTTATTTTTTTACTGGTAATTTTATCGATTTCTTTGTCAACTTCCTTAAGCTGCCTTAGAGTAGCTTCGTTTACGTTTTTATAAAACTGATCCAATGGCCCCAAATCCTCTTCTATAGATTTCGAAACCAAGTTTTTTACCCTCTCTTTTGAAGCCTCTCGTATTCCCCTGATCTCTCTTTCTTTAAGCTCATCTAAAGCTTTAGCTTGCTCTTCATTGGCTCCTTGTAGTGCTTTTTCATATTTATCTATAACCTCCTGAACATCAGACTCAGCTTTTGTAGTTACTAGGGATATATCAAACACCACTCCTTCTCCAAATGGGGCGAATGTTCCTAAAAGCTCATTGCGCAGTTTTTCTATTTCTGCTTTAAGTTTAGTGTCGTCTAAAAGGTCTTTTTTTCCTATATTGGCTATCTGTAAGGCTAAAGATTCAGCAAAAGCATCTCCAGATTTAGTTCCCAAATCCTCCGCAGCTTTTTTTAGTTTTTCAAGATATTTTCTAAAATCTTTATCTGTGTATGACTCAAAAGCCTCTTTTAGTAGTTTTTCATCTAAACCAATATCGCCAAAAACACCCTGCAATTCATCTCTGAATTCTTCAAAACCAACCTCAGAAAGAGAAGTCCCTTTAGTTATATCTTCCAATTGGAGATACGTGTTTCTAATATCTTTTATTATTTTAAGTTGGTTTTTTAGGGGTTTTACTAAATCTTTAGCCCCTGCTCCAACGGTTTTTGGCAGAGCTTTCCAGAATACTAAAATTTTCCTTAAAGCCGTCTCTTGAGCTTGTAATTCTTTCTTTTGATCCAGCAGGGATTGATAAACTTTCTCCTCTTCTTCGGTTCTTAAATCGCCTGTCTCTATGAGTTTATCTGTAATATCTACATTAACACTTTTAAAAAGTTCTAAATCATCTTTTGCTGATTTCCACTGATCTTGAATTTCTTTTATGTATGATATATACTCACTTGACTCTTTTGGCGCAAACTCAGAAATGCCGGGTAGTTTAAAATCTATTCCTTTTATAGCTAAAGTCATAGCCTTCCATTCTTTAGGAATAATATCAGCCACTTCTTTTGTCTTTTCTTCTAATAATCCATACTGATCTAAAGCAGCTAAAATAAAATCAAATCTAATCTCACCTTCTGGAAGAGTTTCTGCGAATTTTAATATTTCCTTTCTTAAATCTGATTCTGCTTTTTTAACTAAATCTATAGCTTCATCAAATCCAGCGTTATTTTTTACATATTGAGCTAGGGATGTTCCCTTAAAAAGACCTCCCAATTCATCAAATGGTTGTTTTAATATTTCAAACGCTTTTAAGTAATTTCTACTAAATTCAGGAAGAATAGTGTTTACGTCATCATCCACTTCTGCCCATTTTCTAACAATAAATCTATTTAGTTCTACTAATTTTTCAGTATCAGATCTATTTGAGTCTATTATATTTTGAAAAAAATCCTTATCAGCTTGTTCTAAATTTTCTGATTGAGATTCTATATTACTGACAACACTAGCATAAATAGATTCGTACTTATCTTTAAATGCATTAAAGTCGGAAAGTATATCGTCATAATTAGTTCTAGCGTCTTCAAAAGATTGAGAAACTGGTCTTAACTTAAGTAGGGCTAGTTTTCTTAAAACCTGTTCCTGACCCTCCAAAGCTTCAGTAACCCCTCTTATAGCATCCTCCTCACTTTCGTATCCTTTTACAGTTATAGGAGTGATATTATTTATTTCAGCCAACAACTCAACTCTTCTTTCCGTGCTGGTATTTACGTCTGCGTATTCGTTTTTAAGAGATCTAATTGCATTTGATTTATCAACCAACGGAGCTATACTATCTCTTGTAGCTTGAGCTTCTTCTTTTTGTTTTCTAGCACTACTTACATAAAGAGCAACTAAAGCTGTCAATCCTGCTATTACTGCTGTGATTGGATTTTTAACCATAGCTGTATTTAATAGTCTCTGAGCGGATGCGGCTCCCCTTATAACTTTGGTTAACGACCCATAAAGTCTTACTTGTTCTGATATATTTACAGCTATTACAGCAGCTTTGTAAGCTCCATAGGTAGTTATTAAAACCTTAATTATCCTCAAAACTTCTTCGTAATTATCGATAAGATCTCTAGCTATACCTATGGCTCCTTTAATTCCACCTTCATTCGATTTTCCTAACTGATTTAGCATCTTATCCCAAGCGTCAGCAAGTATAGAAACCTGTCCAGAAAGAGTTTCAGCTTGTTTTCTTTGTTGATCAAAAAATATCCCCCCCTCTTCTGTCATTTCTCCAAAAATATCTCGAATAAGCTCAAAAGAAACCTGTCTTTTAGATATCAAATCAAAAACTTCGGCAGTATCCACAACTCTACCTTTTAGTTCTGTAAATTTTTCAGCAAGAGCATCTACTAGCGGAATTCCAGCCTCAGTAAATTGCCTAAGCTCTTGTCCACGTAAAACCGAAGCAGCTCTAACTTGACCGTAAGCTAAAATAAGCCTACTCATATCTACGCCCAAGCCAGCAGAAACATCACCAAGCTGTTTTAGTGTAGGTATTAAATCTTCATTCTCAATCCTAAAAGCTTTTAGCTGTTTAAGGTAAGAGTTTAGTTCTAATATTTTAAATGGAGATTTTAGCGCTAAAGATTGAACCTGAGTGAAAAGTTGTTCGGCTAGTTTGGTATCTTGAACCATAGCAGACAAAGCTACAGACTGAAGCTCAAACTCTCCTCGAACTTTTATCATTTGACGTACAAATCTTTCGGCAGCGTAGATGGAAAAGAGGGTTCCTAGTTGGTTTGATAATTGAGAAACTATTCCTAATTGTTGAGACAGTACCTGATTTGTTTTTACTGTATTATTTTGGAATTGCTGCTGTCCAGAAGCTCCCTTTTTGAATGATTTATTCAAATTAGCACCAACATCCATAATGTTTTGATCCATACTGATAAGACTCTTATCAATATTCTCAATAGTCTTTTGTAAATTTTTATCTACAGCTATGAATTCATATTTTACTTCAGGCATGATTATTTATTTTACATTAAAAAGTCAGACAGCTTTCCTCCTTCTGGAACCTCTATAACTTCTTCGTCAATTTTACTAGAACTGTCATTGTTTTTTCTTTTTTTATCATATTCTACTCTAGGAGCATCCATAAGCATTATCATTTTCTTCTCTACAGATAGGTGCCAATCGTATTCAAACTCACTTATCCATCCGTGTTCCTTAAGGAATCCGGCTTTTTCACCAATTCCTGTTCTGCTTGAGATAACCTTACTTCCTCCTTCGTCTTCTTCCTCTCCAGACTGTTCATCCCTTTTGTCAAGGCGATATTCTGATAAAAAAAAACCAGATTCAGTTTTTCCACCAAGCTCGTTAATACTTTAAATATATCGCCAGAGGTGTACGTCCAAAATATTTTTCTCCAATATATCCAATGTAAAAAATTAACCTTAAACCATCCAAAAAAACCACGCATTCTATTGTCGTTTAGAATAGCTAATGCAACAGCCTTACATTGAAGCTTTAAGTTAGGTTTTTGTTTAGCTATAAGCTCTGGAGTTTCAGAAGTAGATAGATCAACCTGTCTAACTAGATATCCACTCATCCTATCGCTAACAGCACTCGTGATAGGTCTTAATTTTACTTTCCTATCGCCCAAATCAACCACGGATACTCCGCTTTGACTTATCCTAAGTTGCTCTAATTGAGCAGATGGTGAAGGTTCGTTATTTTTTTCTTTTTCCTTACTCATGAGTACAAAGATAGTTAAAATCTATATAAATTGTATTTTATAGTAAAAGATTATAAAACAAAAACCTCTTACATTTCTGCAAGAGGTTTAAATCAGAGTGAAGTTGGAAATAGAAAAAAAATCTTTACTCTTTATGTTTTTACGATCCTGCAACTGGTGTAGATGCAGAAGTGTTCAGCATGGTTGCTCCACGTATTGCCGTTCCTGTTGATCCATCCGCAAGTACAATAGTACTTCCAGAACCAGTAGTATCAGAAGTTACTCTAATTCTATACTCGTCAACATCCAAACTCCATGTAGCTCCAGTAAATGCAGCATTCAACACGTCCACAACATCAGACTCCTCGGTAGCAGCAGTAAAGTCAAGAGTATTTACATCTTGAGCAGCACCTCCGTCAACGGTTAGAGTCAATCCACAAGTATTACCAGCAGCAGCTAATGTAGTTAACCATGTAGCAGCTAAAGTATCACCTAATAGATATCCCGGATTAGTTCCGTCTGCGATATCGTAACTAAATGCTTTTTCTCCAGAATCAGGAACTAATGCTGTAACAGTCAAGTCGATATTCAGAGTTTCTGTTTTACTTAAAGTTCCATTTATTTTAGCGTCAATCTGACCTTTAGCTATATAAAACTGTTCAACACCTTGTGTTGGAACCATTTTAAACATGCCGTAAAGGTACTCAGCGCTATCAGGTAAAGAAACTCTAGTTAAAGATGTTCCTTCAACGGTGACGGTAGACTTGGTAGCTCCAAAAAGCCTTTCAGCAACTTCAAATGCTAAGTCAGGTATAGATGTGGTGAAACTTTTCTTTCCAGCTTTTAACACCTGAAGAATAGGAGCATCGGATTCTTCAACGTAAATTTCCGTTACCTCTGTATCGTCTTGTGTTAACGTGAAACTTCCCTCCAAATTGAAAGCCAAAGCCTCCCAATCAGCACTAGAAATCAATCCAGTACCAACAATCGGAGAGTAGTATAAACCACTCAAACCAGCTACCACTTTTTTAGTGTGTGCCATTTTCTTTAATTTTAAGATTATTACTCGTTGTGCGACGGATAATAAAATGTAAAGTTATAAAGAAAATCTATATGAAACTAATTGTTATAGGAAAATGTTATATTATGGTTTTGTATTTTTGTTTATATTTGCATTATGTCAAAAATTAGAGTTAAAAATACGTATGAAACAGAGGGTGATTACGGGAGTACTGAAGTTAAGACACTATAATGCTTTCATAATTTTTCTGCGGATTATTTTGAATATTTTGACGAAAATGGAGAAACGCCTATTATGATTTTTCATGAATGGAATAGTGGAAATGACCTTTGGGATGCCATGTTACTGCTTGCTGAACCATATAAAGAAGGATGGAGTGGTGAGCTAAAAGAAGGGGTCAGTTATTATTCTTATAAAGAAACAGGAAGGTGATTTTTTTGTATCTAAATAACAGTAACATTCAAATTCAAAAAGATAAAATCAAATCCGTTACCATCAGCTCGACTTAGCTCGGTTCCTCGGTTAATAATGTAGGAATCATCTAACGTAATCCCACTTCCAATCAACGGCACGATCACATCTCTAATGGTAGAAAGTGTGGTTGTATCTTTAAATCCAGCAATCTGAGCTACGTAAATTTCTATTCTCATGGTTGTTCGTTCTATTGCAGATAAGTCTACAATAGGAACTGGAGCGTTACAATATACAGACTTTGTAGGATTTTCTTTTGGATTTCTTGATCCCACTTTAACAAAATCGCATATCCCAACTAAAGCTGGCTGTATTAAATTATAAACAGCCATTTCAATTTTACTACTGTCTGCTTTTAGCGCTGTGTCCATTGTATATTTCTTAATAATTTATCGGCAGCTTCTTTTGCAATCATTTCGCTTCCTTGTAAAACATCTAATCCATAGTAAAATTCGACAAAAGATGCGTATTCCATTCCAGCCACGACCACAACCGACCATCCAGTAGGAAACGAGTCATAAGCTTGCAAGAACTTAACAGCCTCATCATGCCCACTCTTACCCCTAACAGACTTAGATGCTTTAGGAGTTGTAACGAAAGGTTGGCCTTGAATTGATCCGTTCTTATAAATAGCATACCCATACGAATCTTCAAGATTGTTGGTTCGGTTATTGAATTCGTGGTTTTGTATAGCCCAAGAAACTCCGATACGTCCAATCTCGTTCATAATTTCCTCTAACTTGATATCCATTATTTTCTGATTACCAAGTAGAGGAAGTTTTCCGCTAGTCCTTTTTGTCGCCACTAATCTTCTGTTATTTCAGCATCAGGATTGCCAATCTTAACTTGCATCATTAACATATCCCTAGATTTAGGATTTTTGCCTTTTTCGTTAGGCTCCGTTTCGTCATTGATTACAATATAATCCTTATTAAATACAATTGCTCCATTTTTAGTGATTTTTATGTCACACTTTTTGCGAGCGTCAGATGTTATTGTTATCTTCTTAGCCATTATGCTTTCCTCCACCTTTTTTTCTGTCAGGCAATACGAAATTAATTATCCCAACAATTGTTTTTAAAATTTTGTCATCCTTTTCTGTTGGTGTTAATCTCACGATACTCCAAGCTAAAGGAATTACTACTGAGAATAAAATTACTCCCCAATTTGCAATTAAAAATTCTTTCATGTTTTATTTCTCCTATTTTTAAGTTTACGAAAAATCCCTTCTCTCTTCGGTTTTCCAAAATCAACTCCAAAATCAACAACTCCACCTTTTTTGGCTTTATTGCGACCAGTTACGGTAACATCTTTAGGATTGAATTTGTAAACTAAAAAAGCGCCTAAAAAACATCCTAACGCAAACCATAATACATTCATTTCATTTTTCCTTTCTTTTCCAAAATTAAATCAAATTTATCAATTAGTAACTGTAAATTTTTATTTTTAGATTTTGGATTATTCATCGATGATAGTGTAGAATACTTCTTCTCCATTTAATAATTTAGGATAAACTATGTTATAAAACTCTTTTATCATTTCCGTAGAATTAACTGCAACATATTCTCCGTTTTGTATTTTAACAGTCTTAGCTCCACCTTGACATCCTGAAGTGTGTTCATGAGTATTTACCATGTGAAAATATATTCCAGTAAAATCTGGAATTCCACAAACCTCTATGTGATATTCAAACCAACCTTTATACCACTTAGATTCCCTGTGCTTAACCGTAAGTGGAGTATCTTCTTTTCTTATTTTTAGTCTATACCTGCCTGACGGAATGCGTGTTTTACTTCCCACCTTAACAACTCTAGGTTCATCCTCAATGATAAAACCAAACGGAGTTGAAAAATCATAGAGACTAATCTGACCCAAAGTTGTATTTTTAGTATGAGATAATCGTTTATTGTATATTTCCATCGTAAGCAAAGTTTATTCGAGGGTAATCAACATTAATTGTATCTAAGTCAATAAATGTCAGGTCTTTTATAATATCCTGATATATCTTATCCCTTTTATTGGACTCGTTTATATAGTCTATTATGGTTTGTTGACCTACTTTAAATTCGTTAAATGCATCCTTACTTACTTTTTTTTCTAATTCTAACATTAATCTAGAATCAGATTCTTTTCTTTCCAAAGTTTCAGTAACGAGCAAATTACTTGCAGACGCTTTATCCGATAGATAAATATAACCACCCAATCCTACTATGAGTGTGTTTAGCAAACCTACAATAAGAGCTAATAGTTGTTCTTTTACTTTCATTTTTTTCTGTATATTGTGAGAGTTATTGCTATCGTCCCCAAACATATTATGTTTATCCATATCGTTCTGTTTATATCAACATCAAATGTCCCTAAAATGTCATAAACAACTTCAAATAATTGGTATGCTATTACTGCGGCTGAAATTGGCTTCAGTGTTGGCCACATGATAACGCAAACCGTTGTTATAAAAAAATAATTCTTGAAATAGTAGATAAAGTCCCATAAATTCCCACCCTTATCGAACGCTACGAAAACAAGAACTGACAACAAATATAAGAATAAAGAACATTTATACCAAAAGTCAGCGCTTTGGATCTGGCTTAATACGAGGTTTTTCTTCCTCTTTAGTTGACTCTTTAGGTTTAACATCCTCATTAACTGTTTTTTTTATTTTTTTCATAATATTAAGTTCTATAAATTATTAATGTTTTATCATATAAATCTCCACTACTCTGAAACTCCAATTCAAAATAAATTCCATCGTTTTTCGCATCATAACCCGTATCTTCCCCTAAATACCAAGTAGCTATAATAGTTTGCGGTTGTGCTACACTTTTGTATTTAGCAGAGTATGTTTTAATTAACTTTGGAGTGTCATCATCAATATACATCCGCAAGAAAATTAAGCCCTCAGAGGCAATACTAGGATCGAATGTAAACCCCACTTCAGCTACATATGTAGGCGTATTTAATTCTTCTGGGAAGGCTATTTTATTATTAGTAGCATCCCACCTACTTGTTATATGGCTTGGTGCTACTACTCTGATTGGTAATCCTCCATTATTAGTAAACATAACTGGAGTATCAGCAGTAATGGATTGTGGACTACCAGATGTATGTTCAGTATCGTGAACGTCTTGAATAAAAGAATGTAATCTTGAATCTAATATTTTCTCAGTTTCACTTCCTGTATATTTTAAATAGAATGCCATAATATTTTATTTTACAAATTCTTGTCTACTTCCATTACTATCTATTTGGTAATGTATATCAAATTCTTTAACTAGAACATCTCCACTAACAACATTATCATCACGATAAATACGGACTTCAAATATAGAAGATAATTTCATAGATGTTCCTTCAATTTCTGGAAACGTAGCTATGTTTGCTAAGTCTCCGCTAGTCCATGTTTGTGAAAACCCATTACTTGTTAACGTTGTAAAAACACCTCCTGCATCATCTCCAACATTATACCATCTATAATCTATCTTAAATACAGGTTCATCAGCCACAGATTGCGTAAAATGAATGTGGGGTTTAATATTACTACCTTCTTTATATGCATGAGGAAATTGTAATATACTATATGCAATCTCAGCAGGGTCATTCTGTGGAAATAATAGTCCCATATTAGTAGCATCGAAATCTGGTTTTGTTGTTGCTCCCTGCCTAAGTACAGTTGCTGGAGCTTTTAAATCATCCCATACTACATTTACCTTAGGTTGGTTATCTAGACCCTCCTTCATATCTCGGTCAACCTCTGCTCCTGTTTTATCTAAATTATATGACATCTTGCTTAAATTTTAATTGTTTAAATTCTTCTAAAGTTAAAAATTCTGCTATCCCAAAAACTGAATAATTAGCTAAGGCTTCATTAAAATCTTTCTCAGTGATATAATTTAGAACGCACTTAATTGATAGTAATGAATTAGGACTTAATTGTATAGATAAGGCAAATGTACCGTCTTCCAATTCTCTTTTAATCTGTACTGCATCACCTAATGTCATAGGAAAATAAATCTTCTCTCCCTCTATCATTTCAAAGTAGCCTAATTTATCTTTGATAGAATCAGGCAGCTCAACATCTAACATAACATCAGAGGTTATGAAAAAATATTTTTCTTTATATATGTAGTTTATTGTTGGCATATTAACTAAAATCTTTAATTACATAAATATCTTCCCCATTAATATCTTTAATCTGATCTCCATTAATATCCAATAATGGTTCATATGGTTGTGATGCCATATCCTTAATAATTCTATTTTCTTCATCTATTGTTATGCGAAAATCTTCTTCTGGTATAGTTAAATCTTTATACGCATATAATGTATCAAAGTCAACTTCTAAAGGACTATCTAAATCAGCATCATACCATCCTAAACTATAAGCCTCTGAGAGAGCAAATAACCCTGCATCTCCTGAAGGTTGACACAAAGTATTGCCTGTGTCGCTGAATCCCGAATTAGGTTCAAATGAATCTTTAAATGAATAACCTGTAATTGTTGGTGATTGCGCTATTCCATTTGCATATATTACATATCTATATTCTCCCGGTGTTGTGTTGCTTTCATATCTTTCATACCCATTAATTAATAATTCAGGTTTTAAAACATCACTGTATTGTACCGCTAAAGTGTTAATAGAATCTGCACTTTGGTTACTTGTTTTATCGTAATGCACATTACCACCCTGTTCTTGGAAGTTAAGTTCTTGAAGCGTTTGATTTTCAATTAAACTTATATCAAGCTTAAAAACTCTGTTACCCTCGACTAATGAACCATGATAATGTTCGTCAGCATTCCACCATATATTTCCTGAGTTGTCTACTATCAAGCCTTCACTGATTCCGAAATTTGTAGGATTGGGAAATTCTCCTAAATAACCCATTATGTTATTAATAATTATTACTTTATCATCTCTACCTAGATATTGTCTACCATCTTTTCTGAAATAACCTTCACCATTTGCATTAAATTCAACGGGTATAGTTTCGGTAGTATATGACCAATCAGAGGTATCTATTTTTCTTAAATTAACTCCTATTTTTAAATACAATAATTCATCTGAGGTTGAGTAATGTATTGAACTTATTGCCCTCCCAAATGCAACAGGAGGAATCCAAGAATCCAACAAAGTACCCGAATCGTTTACTTTTATTATAATTCCGTTACCGTCACCAAGTGGTAATCCTTTTTGCGTACCCCAAATATAATACACATCATTTATAGAATCATAAGCATTTCCCTGTATATGATCTATAAGTGTTGTAATATCAATGGTATTTTGTAAGGTTATATTTGTGTCATAAATTAATAACCTGCTTGTTATATCTTGATTGTACTCTGATACAATTAAATAATCGTTAACTTCATCATAACCAAGTCCAGTATTTGCTAATTTATTTCCGCTTCCATCTTCATCATTAACAACCTTAAAATCAGTATTGCTATTTAGTTGGTATTTTGTACCAATTATTTTATGATATGCTACATCTAAAGGAATTTCAGGATTAGGCAACCCTGATTTTTGCAACGCTCCAAGAAATAACTTCCTATCTGTTATTTTTATCTCTGAGCTTGTATTTGAGCTTATTAAATTTTCATCTAAATAAAAGCCCGCTGCGGAAACTTCAAATAGATGCCAGTCCTCATCTGCGACGCCTCCTATCATTCTAGTGCTTCCGTCATTGTTCCACGCACAAAACCAAATTCCCGCACTTGTCTTACCTATCATAATTTCGCCTTGACTGTCACCTGTACCTGTAAACGCTGTTAATCCTGCTTGATAAAAACGGGCGTATAACTGCCACTTTTGTTCAGATGTAATTATATGATTAGTATTTACATAATTATCTGTTCCGTTTGTACGAATATATGGTGTATTCTTAATTTGTGTATTATTACCTCCTGTACCAAAATCGTTGTAAAACCAATTAGTACCATCTGTAATAATATCGGAAGATTTCCCAGTAAATACCCATTGGTAATACCCTCCAAATCCTCTAGTCCTAAAGTTAGATCCAATATCTGAAATAACATCAGCAGCATCGTCTCTTTGGCCCTGATCAGTTTCGATAGGTAATTTAGACTCAGACACTAATTTCCCATAAGCATCTCTTATGATTATCTTTTCTTTATGAGAATCACATATCCATCTAGCAAGAATAATCTCACCATCGTTGATGTAAAGCTCATCCGAAGCGGTTCTAACTAATTTTAACATATTCTACCAATTTGCACCAATAGCTGCTCTAGCTAAGGTTGGGTCAGTGTACTCTGTTGATCCTACTGTTACTGGATTTGTTGCACTTATTTTACCTAAGTCGATGGGTGGAAATCCGAAAGCATCTTTAATAAAAACCTTATCTTGATGTTTATCGCAAACCCACTTACATAAGATTATAGAGCTACCTCCGTCTTTCACGTAGGTCAAAGTCTCGCCTTCTACAATTGTTATTACCTGTGCCATTTTATTTAGATGTTTCGTTATACCAAATTCTATTACTAAGTTGTCCGGGAAGTATTTTTTTTACCTCTCCGGTTATTGTTTTACCAAGGTGATTTACAACTATCAAGTCACCCGGCTTGATTTCTTCTACTATTTCCTCATCATGAAATAAAACGTAATCGTACTGCATTACGTCAGTTTCTCCTTTTATACTTCCGCTATTTCCTGTTTGATTATTGCAAGATCCGCTTAATACCTCAACCGGAGCTGAAGTAGGTGGAACTTCATTTGCCCCTGCTGTTAAACTACTTACCACAAAAGAGTGTGGCCTCATGGTAAAATCAGCCATTACCAAAGATTAGTTGCATTGTTTATTACGTTACCTACAGTATCAGGCACCACTTCTCCCCACTTTTCATAATAATATATAGCAAGTCTTTGAGCTTCGTTTCTATAGGTAAAACTTTCGCCTCCTTTCGATTGAGAAGAATTACCGTCCTGAATTTTAGTGGCCCCCTTGTTTGATGATGTTAAATAAATTGTGTAAGCATCTGCTCTGGTTAAATCTTTTTGCTTTTCTGTCATATCTCCAGAATCAGATCCAGCAGTAACATCTCTGTTTTCTAACACAAATGACACATTATTGTCTGTCAACTCAAAACCTACAGCACCTCTTAACCAATCTTCAACTAGCATATTTTATGTTTTAAAAGAGGGAACTAAAAAGCTCCCTCTAGTTAATATTCTAAGTCCACGCTGTTGTTGTGGATGTATCCATGATATACATGTAATTAGCCTTAGTTAAAACAGGCATTGCATTACATTCAGCTTCGAATCCTTGCGTTACACGAGAATCATCTGCTTTTTCGACAATCTTAATACGACCATCAGCAGTAAAAGCAGTGCGAGTTGTTGTGCCCGGTACAGAAATTGGTTTAGCGTTTTTAACCTCACCTAAAGTTCCGAATGGAGCAAGGACTATATTGCTTTCGTCCCATGAAGTTACATTAGCTGTAACGCCATCAGTTTGAAGTCCGGTACGCTCATCTATAACAACTACAGGAGGGAATCCCATATCGATCATATAAGCTCTGGTTTCAGACTCAGTAGTAGGGGATGTCGTAATAGTGTTAGCCTTACGTGCATTAACCTCTTTAACTACATTTGGATGACGCATAAATGTTCTCCAAAGTGATTTAGAGAAATAAAGCACATCGTAAGGTACACTTGCGTCATCAGCCGCATCTAACATATCTTGAATGTCAGTTAATGGAGTTGCTGTAGCTCCAGTCCATGCTGCTCCCACGCCATTGTCAAATCCGGCATAAAGCTTATGGGTAGAAGGAACTTTCATATCAATCTTAGTCAATGCAGTACCATCAGGATTGTTAGCTGCATCTATAAGTAATGAGCCTTTTGATACGATCTGCATTGCCATTGAATTCAATCTCGCATGGATACCAAATTCAGTTTTATTTACAGTATTGTAAAAAAGATCAAATATAGGTTGAGTTGAAACTGTTCCTCCAGCCTCAATCATGATGTAATATTGACGCAAATCTTTTTCGGTTAAATCATAACCGTGACCGATTTTAGGAACTTCACCATTCCACAAAGAAACGCCTTGTATCGCACGTTTTGGCTTTGGAGAATCTACGTCAATAACAGATGCCATTGGGTATAATTCAATATTAGCCTCCATAACGCTGAATACAGTGCTGTAGCTCATTGGCCCCCATTCAAAAAATTGAGTCCATTTAATTTGATTCTGACGAGTAGCTAAAACTCCGTCAACAAATGTCTGTAGGCTTTTGCCCATGATTTGACCAAGTAGGTCAAATTTGTTTAAGTTTTGATTCATAGCTACTATTATTTACTTTCAGAAAAATTAATTTGAGTTAATGCAGCTCTTTCGATTGCATCTATCTTGCGAATTCTACGGTTATAAATAGAACCGAAGTAAACACCAGCACAAGAATACTGAATTGCATCGTCTTGAACATATACATCTGCATATGTTAAAGCATTAGCAGTGTAAAGTAATTCTGCTGTAGTTGCATGAGTTGAGTCAGCTTCAGCAAGTATATCACCAGCGGTTAAAGCGACTCCTAATGTAGTTCCCAATGTTATAACATCGTAAGCCGCATTAGTTGTATCTAAAACTGTAATAGGATAAGCTGCTCCAGCAGTAGTTAAGGCTGCTGGCAT